CTCTCATGGCGTTCGTCCCGCTTTCAAAATCAGGGTTCTTTAATCTACACCCCCTTGTGGGGTGTAGGGGAGGTACTACATGAAGCGAGTGAACAAAACAATAGGAAATCAGTTTGAAGAAGAACTCTGTAGACTTCTGGCTGAACATGGATGGTGGGCGCACAATATGGCGCAGAACCAGACAGGGCAGCCCGCAGATGTGATAGCGGTCAAAAATGGTATTCCCGTACTGATTGACTGCAAGGACTGTGCCAATAACATTTTCACCCTGTCTCGTATTGAAGCGAACCAGGAAGGGGCTATGACCCGCTGGGAAGCTACAGGGAATGAGCATTGTTACTTTGCTATGCGGCTGAATACAGGGCAGATTTACATGGTGCATTTTGATGAACTTTGCCTGCGGGAGTTGTACGGCGAAGGGAGCATTACCGAAAAAGAGTTTCCAGAGTTCAAGACCTTCAAACAGTGGGTGGAGGAATTTGAATGATAACGGAAATCGGAAGCCGTTTGAAAATCACTGACCCTTCCCCGGAACTGGTTGCCTGGTGCAAGAAAAATCTGGAAATGCCGAACCCAGAGTATCAGAAGAAAGCAAGGATGAATTTGTGGCTGGGAAATACGCCCAGAACTCTCATTTTATATGAGATAGAGGGCAACGCTATAATCCTTCCTTTCGGCTGTCTGAGGGGTATCCTGCCGCTTTTGGAAGGGGAGGTAGTGAAATACTTCCCTGAGAAAAGAAACGTCAAATACGGCGGCTCTGTGCCGTTATACGACTATCAGGAAGAAGCTGTAGGAGCCATGCTGATAAATCATTACGGTATCTTGCAATCTCCCGCTGGAAGCGGAAAAACGCAGATGGGAATTGCTCTTGCCAGTGATTTAGGTGTAAGGACGCTTTGGCTGACCCATACGAAAGACCTTCTAACCCAGAGTAAGAACAGGGCTGAACAATACTTCTCTCCTGACCTCATGGGAACCATTACAGAGGGAAAAGTCAATATCGGGACAGCTATGACGTTTGCCACGATACAGACCATGTGCAAATTGGATTTGGAACAATACCGTGATACCTGGGACTGTATTATCGTGGATGAATGTCACAGAGTAAGCGGAACGCCTACGGCAGTCACGCAGTTCTCAAGGGTTCTGAACGCTCTCAGGGCAAGGCACAAATACGGACTATCCGCTACGGTACATAGGGCTGACGGATTGATAAAGGCAACCTACGCAATGCTTGGGGAAGTGGTTTATACCGTTCCTGATGAAGCTGTGAAGTCAAAGATAATGACAGTTCATGTGCAGCCGAAAGGGACAGGGGTAAAACTCAGTTCAGATTTTTTAAACAGTGACGGCACTATCAATTATCCGAAGATGATTACTTATCTGACTGAGAATGAGGAACGGAATGAGATTATCATGGATGACCTTTTGGAAAACTGTGACCATTACAACCTTATCCTCTCAGACAGAGTTGACCACCTGAGAAGCCTGTATGAAAGTTTGCCACTGGCACTGAAAGTTCGGGCGGCGGTAATTGATGGGAAAATGACTACCAAAAAGCTGAAAGCAGAACGGGAACAGGCACTTGAAGATATGCGCTCCGGAAAGAAGCATTACCTGTTTGCCACTTATGCTTTGGCAAAGGAAGGGTTGGATATTCCCCGGCTGGATAGGCTCTATCTGACCACGCCACAAAAGGATTATGCAGTCATAGTCCAGAGTGTGGGACGAATTGCCAGAACCTTTGACGGGAAGGAACAACCCATTGCATACGACTATGTAGACTACATACGGTCATTGCAGAAATCCTTCAAGAAACGCTGCACGAGTTATCGTAAGTGCGGTTGCGTGATATTGGAGGGTGAATGATGGAAAATGACATTTTTATCTTTGACTGTGAGGTGTTCGCTCACGATTGGCTGTTCGTTTTCAAAGAGATAGCCACTGGGGAATACACAGTTATCCATAATGACAATGACGCTGTAGTTGCTTTCATGGAGCGCAACCCGTTCCTGGGAGGATTTAACAACAAGCACTATGACAATTTCATTTTAAAAGGGGTGATGTGCGGGCTTACTCCCGAACAGATTAAGGAAATCAATGACCTTATCATTGTGGAGGAAGTCAACGGATGGGATATACCCGTTCTCAGAGAGTACAGAGTATACTTTGACAGCTTTGACCTTATGGACGATTGCCAGGTTGGGTTGTCTCTTAAAGCGATTGAAGCCCACCTGGGAATACCGATTGAGGAAACTGAGGTTGACTTCAATATCACTCATAGGCTCTCAGAGAAAGAATTGCAGGAAACCATTTACTACTGCAAATATGACGTGGACGCTACTGAGAAGCTGTATCACCTGCGGCAAGCGTATCTGAAAAACAAAGTCACTCTGGGTAAAGCGAGAAACCTGACAGATAGACAGGCAATGTATATGACCAATGCAAAACTGACTTCTGTTTATCTGAAAGCGCAAAAGCCTGAAAAGCCCTGGAATGACGAAAGGAACTATCAATACCCGGAAAAGCTGTTACGGCAGTATATCCCTCAAGAGGTGTTTGACTTCTTTGACCGCATGAAAGATGACTGCATACCCAATGATGAACTGTTCAGTAGCAAGCTGGAAATTATGGTAGGTGTTTGCCCCTGCACTATCGCTTATGGTGGTATTCACGGCGCAATTCCTACCTATGTGGAAGAAGCCACTGAAACACGCACAATTCGCAACAAAGACGTGGCAAGCTACTATCCGCACTTGATGACCCTTATGGGTTATTGCAGCCGTAATATGCCGTCTCCGAAGATGTTTGAGGACACACTGGAAGAAAGAGTTGCCGCTAAAAAGGCAGGCGATAAAGCCACTGCAAACGCTTTGAAGTTGGTTCTTAACACAACATACGGAGCCATGCTGAACGGTAAGGATGGAACAGCGTTTAATGACCTGTATGACCCCCTGATGGGACGTTCCGTGTGCATATCTGGGCAGCTTTTCCTCTTGGAACTTTCCGAACACCTGATTGCTGAGTGTCCTACTTTGAAAATCATTCAGCTTAACACAGATGGTATCATGGTGAGTTTTGACCATGAGGATGAAGCAAAATATCAGGAAATCACCCAGGAATGGCAGGACAGAACAGGTTTTGAACTGGAAGAAGATTTTATTCGCAAGATTGTTCAGAAGGACGTAAACAACTATGTGGAAGTCCCGGCTGACGGCGGGGAGCCGAAGGTCAAAGGTGGACAGCTTGTGCGGGGGATTGCTCCTGCGGGAGCCTTTAATATCAACAATAATGCTGTGGTAGTCGCAAGGGCGATAAAGCAGTATTTCATTGACGGTACTCCCCCGGAGGAAACCATTGCGGCAAGTGAGAACATTCTGGATTTTCAGCTTATCGCAAAGGCGGGAGGTAAGTATTCTCAGTGCTATCACCTGGTAGGCGGGGAAAAAGTGATTGTTCAAAAGGTGAACCGTGTTTATGCAGTATCAGACAAAAGCAAAGGGACAGTCTATAAAACCCACGCTGTTACAGGTAGAGACGCTAAAGTGGCTGGACTTCCCACGCATTGTGCCATTGACAATAACAACAATCTCTCCATAGAGGTAGTTGACCGAAAGTGGTATGTCAAATTGGCAAAGAAGTATATCAATGATTTTTTGGGCATTAAGCCGCCCAGAAAAAATACCAGACGGATTAACTCACTCAAAAAGAAATCTTTAGCATTATTCGATTAAGGAGGATAAGACTATGAAGTTTACAGAAGTAGCACCCATGATGGAAAAGGGAGCAAAAATCAAGTTAAAGCAGTGGAAAAATGCTTATTGGTATCTGGACAACAAAGGTTGTCTTATTAACCACTTTGAGGAAGGTGAAGAAATTCCTGCGGCTGACTTATTTCCTTACACCTTGGCATGGGGACTTTGTAATGACTGGGAGATTGTGCAGGAGCCGAAGGTAGAAAAAATTCACTCCTTTGGTTACGCCCTTTCTGCTCTCAAGAACGGTAAGAAGGTTGCCCGCAAGGGTTGGAACGGCAAGGGAATGTTTCTTGTGCTTTGCCCTGGTAATAAGGTTCCCGCTGACCACATGAAGGTCAAGGAAGTCAAGAAATTCTACCAGAACGAGAAACAGGACACGGTTACTATCAATCCGCACATTGATATGAAAGCTGCTGACGGTACATACGTTACAGGTTGGCTTGCTTCTCAGACTGATATGCTGGCTGATGACTGGTATGTGGTTGAGTAAGGAGGACAAGCAGATGAAAGTATTTCTTTTCTTACTTTTACTCATTGCCCTTGAAGCCCTCAGTTTCGGACTGGCAGCACTCATTGTGTGGGTATTGAGCCTGTGTTTTGGCTTTGTATTCTCATGGAAACTGGCTTTAGGGTTATGGATTTTGTTCCTTGTCGCTCAGAGTATTTTTAAGCCCAGAAACAACGGTTAAGGAGGAATTTGAAATGGCAAATATCTATGAAGGAATGAATGTACGGCAGAAGTTGGCAAAGGCAAGGCTGTACTTTCTCAATCAGAAAATCAAGAAGTCTGGTAAGAATATGCACCTTGAGTTCAAGTACTTTGAATTGGAGGATATTGTACCCCCGGCAATCCGCATTTTCGCCCGTGTTGGTCTCACCACCAACATTGAGTTTACGGACGATAAGGCGGTAATGAATGTGTTCAACACAGATGATGTGAATGAACCCCCGCTGTCCTTCACGGTTCCCTATCGTGAGGTTAAGCCGATTATCAGCAATCAGGGTAAAGAGGTCACAAACCCCATGCAGGCGTTGGGTTCTTCTGTTACATATCTGCGGCGTTACCTCTGGATGACCGTTCTTGATATTACGGAGCCTGATGACATTGACGCAACTCTGGGAGCAGAGGATGAAGGGACAGAGGAAGGAGAAATTCCCGCCCCAAACCCTGAGACTGCAAAGAAAGAAAAGAAGCAGAAGCCCCCGGCTACCGCTACGGAGCGTAAGGCGGCAAAGGAAAATCTGACCGATACTGAGGGCAACGCTGACGCTTTGCAGATTGCGGCTCTTAAGAAGGTTTGCAAGGAACTCTTGGAAAAGGACGAGACTCAGGAAGATTTTGTTCAGCAGATTGCCATGAAAACTCAGGGCTTTACCGTTGTGACCCGTTCGGATTGCGAACAGCTTATCAAGAACCTTGGTGAAATGATTGAGTCTTACGGTACGGAGGAATAAGGATGGGTGACAATGTAAATCACCCTGCCCATTACGAAACAGGTAGATTTGAGTGTATTGACGTTATGCTGGAAACCCAGGGTACGGAAGCAGTAAAAAGTTTTTGTATCTGCAATGCACTCAAATATATCTACCGTCACAAACGAAAGAATGGGTTTGAGGATATAAGAAAAGCTATCTGGTATCTGAATAAAGCTGTTGAATTGGAGGATAAAGACCATGAGAAAACTGAGACGAAGTGTAGCAAGACACAATATGTTGCGGGCGGGATTTACCCGGCTGAACAAAAAGGGCGGGGATGGAAGAAGCACTTTTTCAAAGCTGTGGAGAGAGTACGTTTAAGGAGGGATAAGCCATGAAGTGGAATGACGATAAGACAATTACGATTGTCCCACCGAAAAAGCCGAAGAAAATCACGGGTACACGGTTTGCGGCGATTATGGGGCTGAACCAGTGGACTACCCCCTTCAATGCCTGGTGTGCAATCACCAGAACTTATGAGGAACCTTTTGAGGACACCATTTACACTGTGGCTGGTAAGACAATCGAACCGAAGCAGGCTGACTTTATGAAGAAGTCCTATTTTATGAGTAACCTCATTTCCCCTACAGATGTGTACGGGAAGGATTACTTCAAAAAGACCTGGGGTGACTTCTTCCATGATACGCCTATCTTTGGTGGAATGTGGGACTATTTGCTGGTAGATAAGGACGGAAAGCCTACTACTGTACTGGAAATGAAAACCACGAAGCGCAGTGAGGATTGGCTGGATGATGTGCCTGAGTATTACGCTTTGCAGGCGGCTCTCTACGCTTACCTGTTGGGAGTGGATGACGTTATCATGGTGTGTTCATTCCTTGAGGAAAAGGATTATGAACACCCAGAAGATTATCAGTGCAGCACAAAGAACACGATTGTTCGTCCCTTCAAGCTGTCTGAGCGTTATCCCACCCTGAAAAAGACCATTGAGCAGGTGAAGAAATGGTGGAAAACCCATGTGGAGGGCGGCGTGTCCCCTAAGTATGATGAAAAGGCTGACGCTGATATTCTGAAAGTGCTGCGAGACAATAACCTTTCTCCTGACACGGATTTGGACGCTCTGGTAAAAGAAGCAGAAAGCCTTATGAGCCATATCGAAACGGTATCTGCCACAATCGCAGATGACGAGAAGCGGCTAAAAAAGCTGAAAGAACTGATTAAGGCGGCTGCGGTCAAACAGTTTAAACCGGGTGACAAGACCGTGACGATTGAGGGTGGCTCTTACAACTGGGTAACTTCTGTATCTATTAAAAAGAAGCAAGAGTTCAACGTAGGGGCTATGGAAAAAGACGGGGTTTACAGCAAGTATGTAAGCGAGACAGAAATCCCTGAGTATAGGTTTACGGCAAAGAAACGGGAGGATAAGTAATTATGTATGTAAATGCGTTTGTTCTGGGAGTGCTGGCTACTCTGTTTGTAGAAATGGCTCTGGTTATTGGAGTCGCAGTCTGCTACGGAATTTATGAAAGCCGTCATTCTCATAACAAGAGAAGGGGGTAATGCCCTTTGCTCAAATATATCAGCTTATTCAGCGGTATAGGAGCCTTTGAGAAAGCCCTTTTCAACATTGGCGTACCGTATGAACTGATAAATTATTGTGAGATAGATAAGTACGCAAGTAAGGCATATTCTTTGATACACCATATCCCCGAAAGTAAAAATCTGTGGGACATTACAAAGGTGAATGAAACCGCTCTCCCCTCAGATGTTGACTTGATTACATACGGCTTTCCCTGCCAGGACATTTCTATTGCGGGAAAGAAACAGGGATTTGTAAGTGAAGATGGGAAAAAGACCCGAAGCGGGTTGTTCTTTGACGCATTGAGGATTATCGAACACTGCAAACCTAAAGTGGCTATTGCAGAAAACGTGAAAAACCTGACCAGTAAAAACATGAAAGGCATTTTTGATATTGTTCTGAACTCTCTGGACGAAGCGGGCTATAACTGCTACTGGAAAGTAATGAACGCTGCTGATTATGGTATTCCTCAATCACGGGAACGAGTGATTATCGTATCAATCCGTAAGGATATTGATAATGGCTCTTTCCAATTCCCTGACCCAATTCCTCTTACATGTTGTCTTGCTGATATGTTGGAGGATGATGTGCCAGAAGCATTTTATCTTTCAGAGGATAAGACCCGAAGCGTCATTTCTCACAATGATAAACACCCTGGTCATATTGCAGACAGGGGGGGGATATGCCCCACGCTCCTATCAAGAGACTGCAAAGACCCGAAAGTGATAATTGTGCCTATGAAAATCATTCAGGCGGCAGATTTGAACCATTACGGTAATGACCAGATGAACCGTATCTATTCACCAGAAGGGCTTGCCCCAACACTGAAAACCGTTAGTGGGGGGGGGACGTGAGGTGAAAATAGAGGATAACGGGAGATACCGAAAGCTGACACCTAAAGAGTATTTCAGACTGATGGGATTTACAGACAGTGATTATGAAGTGCTTGCGTCCAATGGTATTTCCAAAACACAGATTTATAAGATGGCTGGCAATTCGATTGCTGTTACCATGCTGGAACACCTGTTCCGAAAACTCTACCCCGATACCAGTCGGATTGATACCTTAAAGGCACAATCTCTGGATATATTACGAAAACTATAAGGAGGAATTTACAATGGCAAAAATTGGTTTGAGTGAGGGGTTTTCCCTTATCCCGAAAGGCACTCATGTTTTCCAGATTGTCAAGGTCAACTATAAAGAGGATTTTGGCAAGATGGAAGTCACCATGCAGCTTGCTTCCGGGCAGAAACACGTTGAACGGTTCTCTCTGCTGGACTCTAACGGGGAGCCGAACCAGGGTGGCTTGAACGCTTTCAGCTACTTTGCAAAGACCGCACTGAATGATTTTTCCCTTACGGAAATCGACCATGAAGATTTGGTAGGGCATTTTATCCGTTGTGAGGTTGACCATGAGGAAGTAGAAAGCAATCGTACCCCTGGGAAAATGCTCAAGTTTGTGCGGCTGGGTGATAAGGAGCCTGCGGATGGTTTTGATGAAGAAACCGCTGCGCCTAAGAAGGAGACGAAGCCTGCCCCTGCAATGAACCCGCCTGAGACAGCGCATACCGCAAAGAAAGGCGGATTTGACCTTGACACTTTGTTAGGGTGAGAAAGATGACCTGCGGAGAGTTAAGGTTTACGCCTAAACTCTCCAATGGTTATATCTGAAAATATCAGAAACAAAGAAATGGAGGTTTATTCATGGATAAAAACGGACGTGTGCGGCTGTTTTATCAGATTATGAAAGAGGTCTTTGACAAAAAGACGGTAACGTTGCTTATTGCAAACCTTGAAAGTATCGGTTTCTTTGACGCTCCTGCTTCTACGAAGTATCACGGGAATTATCCCGGAGGGCTGTTTGACCATAGCTTTGCCGTGACCAAAACGCTTCTTTCCCTCACTGAACGGCTGGAACTCAAATGGAAGCGTCCTCAGAGTCCTTACCTGATTGGTATGCTCCACGACCTATGCAAGTGCGACAACTATATTCGTAAGCCTGATGATACCTACGAGTATAATACAGGGCTTACTTTGACGGGACATGGTGATAAGTCGGTCATTATGACTCAGTCGCTTCTTCACCTTACGGATGAAGAAATTCTCTGTATCAGGTGGCACATGGGAGCCTATGACAGTAAGGAGAACTGGAACGCTTATGGAGCGGCGATTGAGCAATACCCTAACGTACTCTACACTCATACTGCCGATATGATAGCGGCAAAAATTCTCAAAGTTTAAGGAGGGATTTTCTATGAAGAAATTTGTTGCTTTGCTCATGGTTATGGTTCTGGGAATGTGTATGCTGACGGGCTGCACTGAGTCAGACCAGGTTTCCTATAATATCAGTAAGGAAGCCAATAACTTCAATGTAACCCGAAAGCTGACCGTTATCAATGCCCGCACTGATACGGTATTGCTTGAAATGATTGGCACATTCTCACTCAGCAATAACAGTACAAATGAACTGGAAATTATTTGTGAGGTTGATGACGGTATCTACCAAAAGCACTTTGTTTATCTGAATGAATATACGCTGTATGTGGTGGAAGATATTTCTGGTGCGGAAGTAGATAAGTACCATTATGAAATCAACTTCCTGCCTGAATATGGATTTTCTGTTACTCACAGTGATTAAGGGAGGGTAAAACCATGACTGGAAATGAATATCAGAAGTTGGCAATGAGAACTTGCAGTATTCCCTATGATAAGAAGGATGACCGTTTGAACCATGCTGTTTTTGGTCTGACTTCCGAAGCTGGGGAGGTTGCAGGAATTTTACAGAAGGTGTACCAGGGACACCCGTTTGACAAGGAGCATATCAAGAAAGAACTTGGTGACTGCCTGTGGATGATTGCAGAAGCGTGTGAAGCACTGGACTTTGGGATGGATGATGTTATGCAGCTTAACATTGATAAGCTGAAAGCCCGTTACCCAGAGGGCTTTGACACTCAGCACTCCCTTCATAGGGCAGAAGGTGATGTGTGATGAAATATCACAATATCACCCATGATGATATGAACAACGGTGACGGACTGAGAGTAGTTCTCTGGGTATCAGGGTGTGAACACCACTGTAAGGGCTGTCAAAATCCCGTCACTTGGAACCCTGATGACGGTTTGGTATTTGGGAAGCGTGAAAGGAAGGAAATCTTCAATGCTCTCAAGAAACCGTATATTGCAGGGATAACATTTTCTGGTGGAGACCCGCTACACCCTTCTAATCGTGCCTGTGTATACCTTCTGATGAAGGATATTAAGCAGCGGTTCCCGAAAAAGACAATCTGGGTTTATACGGGGTACACTTGGGATGAAATTATGGCAAACAAATATCTTCCTACCGTTATGAAGTATGTGGACGTTCTGGTGGATGGACGCTTTGAGGAAGAACTGAAAGACGTTAATTATCACTGGGCGGGGTCTACCAATCAGAGGGTAATTGATGTGCCGCAGACTTTAAAGGAAGGAAAGGTGGTACTGTATGAAAGTCATTAAGAAAGATGGAACACTGGAAGATTACAACGAGCAGAAAATTATAAACGCCGTTCATAAATCTGCTGCAAGGGCTATGGTGGAACTGACTGAAAGCCAGTATGCGGATATTGTGGCAAGAGTCAACGCTATGGTTAATGACAAGTTCTTTGGAGCCGTACCCGTTGCAGAAATGCACAATATGGTAGAGAAAGTTTTGGATGATGTGGAGCCGAGAGTTGCGAAGTCCTATCGGGATTATCGTAACTATAAGAAGGATTTTGTTCATCTTATGGACAAGGTATATCAGAAAAGCCAGTCTATTCGTTTTATCGGAGATAAGGAAAATGCCAATACGGACTCTGCCCTGGTTGCCACCAAACGCTGCTTGATTTTCAACGAACTCAACAAGCGTCTGTATCGTAAGTTTTTTATGACTCAGGACGAGTTGCAGGCTTGCAAGGACGGCTATATCTATATCCATGACCAGTCTGCCCGTCTGGACACCATGAACTGCTGTCTCTGCGATATTGCTTCCATTATGACAGGCGGTTTTGAAATGGGTAATGTTTGGTACAACGAACCGAAAACCCTTGATACTGCCTTTGACGTGATGGGAGATATTATTCTTGCCACTGCTTCTCAGCAGTATGGCGGCTTTACCGTCCCGGAGGTTGATAAAATCCTCTCTCCCTATGCTGAGAAGTCCTACAAAAAGTATGTGGCAGAATATATGGAAATCCGCAATCAGCAGACTTTTACTACGGAAGTCCGGGACTGGGCTATGCAGAAGGTACGCCGTGACTTTGAGCAGGGTTTCCAGGGAATTGAAATGAAGCTGAACACGGTTGGTAGTTCCCGTGGAGATTACCCTTTTATCACAATGACCTTTGGGCTGGCAACTGATACGTTCGGTAAGATGGCAGCAATCACTTTCCTTGACGTGCATAAGAACGGGCAGGGTAAGCCTGGGAATAAGAAACCCGTTCTGTTCCCGAAGCTGGTTTTCCTCTATGACGAAAATCTTCATGGTGAGGGTTGTATCAATGAGGACGTGTTTGAAGCAGGTATTCAATGCAGCGCAAAGACCATGTACCCTGACTGGCTCTCTCTTACGGGAGAAGGTTATGTGGCTGAAATGTACAAAAAGTATGGCAGAGTGGTTCACCCTATGGGGTGCAGGGCTTTTCTCTCCCCGTGGTTTGAACGTGGCGGTATGACTCCCGCTGATGAAGATGACAAGCCTGTATATGTCGGGCGGTTCAATGTCGGCGCAGTTTCCCTTCACCTGCCTATGATACTGGCAAAAGCACGAGAGGAAAACAGAGACTTCTATGAGGTGCTTGACTACTATCTGGAAATGATTAGAGGTATTCACAAACGCACTTATGAATATCTGGGAGAAATGAAAGCCAGTACCAATCCGATTGCCTACTGTGAGGGAGGTTTTTACGGCGGTCACTTGAAGCCTACCGATAAAATCAAGCCGCTTCTGAAACCCATGACTTCCTCTTTCGGTATCACGGCTCTCAATGAGTTGCAGGAACTCTATAACGGAAAGTCCATTGCAGAGGACGGAGCCTTTGCCCTGGAAGTTATGAACCATATCAACGATAAGGTAAATGAGTTCAAGCAGAAGGACGGCTGGCTGTATGCAATCTACGGTACGCCTGCGGAAAGCCTTTGCGGATTGCAGGTTGAGCAGTTCCGCAAAAAATACGGGGTTATTCATAATGTTTCTGACCGCCCGTATGTGTCCAATTCGTTTCACTGCCATGTGACCGAAGATATTACCCCTATTCAGAAGCAGGATTTGGAGGGGCGGTTCTGGAACCTGTTCAACGGTGGGAAAATCCAGTATGTAAGATACCCTGTAGATTACAATATCGAAGCCGTAAGAACGCTGGTAAAGCGGGCTATGAAGCTGGGATATTACGAAGGTGTAAACCTTTCTCTGGCGTACTGTGATGACTGTGGACACCAGGAATTGGAAATGGACGTTTGCCCGAAGTGTGGCAGCAGGAACTTGACAAAGATAGACCGCATGAACGGCTATCTGTCTTACAGCAGAGTCCACGGCGATACACGGCTCAATGCTGCAAAGATGGCTGAGATTGCAGAAAGGAAATCCATGTGATGTATGAGCAATGGGAAAAGCAGTCACGGGGGGGGACTCTCCCCAATCGGTATTGAAAATCTGAAAATTGCAATCGTAAAGCAGGCGGCGGATGATTATATCGACCTGCGGGGTGGATTTGCCGTGGAGACTGCTGAGTGTAATTTGAAAGAAATAAAGAGGTTCTTTCATTCTGACTGGTATTCACTACTCAGCAAAGTAAACCCCGATTACATTCTTGAAGAACTGGAAAGGAAACTGAAAAAGATGGAACTGAAATACACGATTGCGAAGGAAAGAGGGAGTAGCCATTATTATGTCCATGAAGTGGGCAACCCCTCTCCTATCCCGAATACCTACGGGACTAAAAAGCAGGCATTACATAAGGCGGCAAAACTGAATGACCTTGGATATAAGGACTACATGAAGGTTCGCAGAAAGGCAGGTATGGAATGATTAAGTTTGAACATACAGAGACTTACGGCTGGGAAACAGCTATTCGTGGTATGAGAAATCCATTGAACTCTTGGGCAAAATCTGACAGCTACCCGGCTGTGGACTGTGGTAAATGTGGGATTGTAGACCGTGAAGGGGTATGTGTTCCCAAAGAACATGACTGTACCCCATACCGCTGTTATGCAATAGGTGAAAATGACCTGGCTCTCATGAAAAAGTTGAGGGCAGCAGGAAACGACCACGGGAAGTTTATGCGGATGATTACCGTCACGGTTGACATTACCGCCCCTCTCTATTGGTGGAAAGAGTTTGACACCTATAAGGTGGGTACGGTTGCTAATTCCTGCTCCACAATGCACAAAATTCAGGCAAAGGAATTTACCTATGATGATTTTAGTATGGAGCATATCGGAGATGTTCCGAACTGTGACCCCATGTACAGTGAAGCACTGGATTATGTGATTATGGCTCTGAATGAAGCCCGTCACTGCTATCTGGACACAAAGGATAAGGCGTATTGGTGGCAGATGATACAGCTTCTTCCTACGTCATATAACCAGAGACGAACGGTACAGCTTAACTATGCTGTTCTCAGGAATATCTATCACAGTCGGCAAAATCATAAGCTGAATGAATGGCTGGACTTCTGCGGCTGGATTAAAGATTTGCCGTATAGCGAACTTATCACCGACACAGAGTAAAGGAGCGTGGGGTAATGGATTATACCAGAATACCAGAAGAATTGAAAAAATTGCCCCAGTGGGTGTGTGCCTGGGATAATTCCAAAATCCCTATGAAAGCCTTTGAAAAGAAAGCTGCTTCCTCTACCGCCCCTGAAACCTGGGCAACCTTTGACCAGGCAGAAGCGGCGGTAAAGGACGGGCTTTATGACCACTTGGGATTTGTATTTGCAGGCAGTGACCTTGTAGGGATAGATATTGACGTGGGCTTTGATGACGGTTTGATGACACCTCTTTGCGCTGATATTATGCAGCACTGCCAGTCTTACACAGAAAAGTCCCGAAGTGGACGTGGGGTACATATCTTCCTGAAAGGGAAATTACCATTTCACGGACGCAATAATCTGAAAGGCGTGGAGATTTATCAGTCGAGACGATTTTTTATAATGACCGGGAAGGTGCTTATCTTCCCGGAAATTATAGAAAATCAGGAAGCTATTGATTATGTGGTGCAGAAATACTTTCCTGAGACAGAGAAAACGGGAAACGGTAAATCTTCAACGGTGCAGCGGATTTATTCCCCTATGTACCAGAAGCCCGCAGACGGCAAAATACCTCTTGCTCCTGAATATCCCCCTATCCCGGCTGGCGGCAGAAATCTCTCCCTTACGTCTCTGGCGGGAGCCTTGCACAATACCGGGTACACAAAGGCGCAGATATACGCTGAACTCTGTAAGGTAAATCAAATGCAGTGTAAGCCGCCGTTAAAGGACAGAGAAATCCAGACTATCACGGAAAGCGTGACACGGTATAGGAGGTAAATAGTATGGCGAGAACACTTTATCTGAATGATGGCTCTACAGAAGTTGTCATTGGAGACCAGGAAGAAGTTCTGGGGAGGATTATTGAAGAACGGCTGGGGAGAGATTGCAAAGAACTCTTTGACGATATTAAACAGGAATGGATAGAAGAACCCTGGGATACAAACGGCAGAGAGGATTATGAAAGAATTGCTGATGACTTCCGGGATATAGCCGTGAGTGCTATGAACGCCCTTCACGAAGTCATCATGCAGCCCAGGTTAAGCAGAAAACGACTGGAAGCTATCTACAATGACCTGGATAAAAACTTGTGAGAGGTATGCGAAGATGTTTGATGAACAGGCATGGGATAACAATGAATGGATTGAAAGCAATCTGGTACAGGAACATTTTAACCTAACCTTTGGTGAATGTTTCAAGCGGTTTGAGTTTTGCAGAACAGCAGAATGGAACAAGTACCCGCTGGAAGGGCAGAAAATAACCACTTATTTCAGAAAGGGGGTGAAAAGTAATGGCTGATGAATTGTTTCAGCTTTCTAATGGGCGATATATCACGTCTGAGGAAATCAGCAAAAAGATGTTTTACATAAAGTCCATTCACCCGGAAACTCCTTATCAGGAAAATTCTACGGGATATTCATGGGATGAAGCAGGTATGGCAGACCTTTTCTCTGAGTGTTATCAGAATGATACCCGTTACTGCCCAGAAGCTAAATCGTGGTATACCTATGACGGCGGCAGGTGGCAGAAAGACGTTGGTTCTTTACTGGTATCTTCAAAGATTAAAGAGTTTGTACGGCTCATGGCTCTGTATTGTGGGGAAATTCCTGACGAAGAAAAGCGCAAGCAGTATATGGGCTTTGTGTCGAAGATGGGTGACAGGCGGTTTCGTGACCGTATGATGAAAGACGCTGCTGACAGTATGACGATTGCCGCCGCTGAGTTTGATACTCACCCGTATCTGATTAACTGTAAGAATGGCACTTATGACCTTGAGACTATGACCTTCCGGGAGCATGACTGGAAAGACTTTCTGACAATGCAGACTAACTTTGATTATACTATGCAGGAAGTCACCTGCCCCAGATGGGAACAGTTCATAAAGGAAGTCACTCAGGATAATAAAGATAAAGCAGATTACTTGCAGCGGGCTTTGGGCTATTCTATTCTGGGAACGGGTAAAGAGGAATGTATGTTCATCCTTCATGGCAAGACCACCCGCAACGGCAAGTCAACTATGCTGGACGCTATTCAACACCTGCTGGGCGATTACTCTACCGTGGCTCCTGTGGAACTTATCTGCCGCAATGAGAGACAGAAGAACGCCGAAGCTGCAAACCCTGTGCTTGCCCGGTTAAAGGGAAAAAGAATGGTTACTATGTCAGAGTCCGATACGGCGGGCAAGCTGGATGAAGCTACGATAAAGCAGTATACAGGTGGTGAAGATATTACTGCCCGTGAACTGTATCAGAGTGCAATTACATTCAATCCCCAGTTTACCATGTGGCTTTCCTGTAATGACCTGCCCGCAGTAAAGGACAAAAGCCTGTTTGCTTCTGACCGTGTGAGAGTCATTGAGTTCAACCGTCACTTCTCAGATGAAGAACAGGACAAAGGGTTGAAGGATTATTTTGAAACGCCCGAAGCTATGAAGGGTATCTTTACATGGCTGGTAACTGGATATTTCAAGTATCGCCGCTTTGGTTTGAAAATGTGTGACGATATGAAGAAGGTTATCAAGCAGTATGAGAAGGACAATGACCTGGTTCTGCAATTCCTTGAAGAAAAGTGTGAGGGTACAGACGAAGGGTATACAAAAGCTAAAACGCTGTATGACAACTATAAAATCTGGTGTAAAAGCAATGGGTATTATGTTTGCAGTATGAAGAAATTCAATGCAGAACTGACAACGCACCCAGAATGGTATCACGAAAAAAATCTTATTGCAGGGGTTACAGTATATCATGGACTGGCTTTGAAAGCAGTTTAGTAGAGTATTTTCGCTTTTTTCTATAAGTTTTCTTAGTATGCGCGTATATAGAAGAAGTTATAGTAAAATACGATTTTACTCTACAACCCTGTAGCCCAGGAAGGAGTTTATCATGGAAAGCTACGTTGAAAGATGGAAACGAGAAAAAGAGGAAGCCCGGTATAGGAAGGATGTGAGCAACAATGGCAGAAAACGAAAAGCCCGTAAAGATGGGGAGACCGAAGGGCAGCAAGGACAGAAAGCCCAGACGGACAGAGGGGTACAAAGAAAGCAGTCCGAAGAACTTAGAGAAAGCGAGAAGTAATTCCCCCATTATGCAGGGACAGAAGGGAGAAATGCCGAAGGGGTATAATGCGAAGATGGTTAGTTTCATTTTGGCTATTACCCCAAAGGAGCCGCTTGACTATAGTGACGTGGACGAGATGGAGAGACGGTTCTATAATTATCTGGAAATGTGCGCTGCATGGGATATGAAAGTAGGAAACCAGGCGGCGTATACTGCTATAGGCATTACTAAAGAACAAGCGTGGGAATGGGAGAATGTGACGAAGGGGAACCCCCGCCGCACTGACTTTATCAAAAAAGTTCGTCAAATTTGCGGGCTTTATAGAGAGGGTTTAATGCAGGACGGCAAGATAAACCCCGTCACTGGTATTTTCTGGCAGAAGAATTATGACGGTATGAAAGACCAGTCCGAAGTGGTTCTCACGCCTAACAATCCTCTGGGAGACAGTAAAGACACAGAAGCCTTAAAGCAGAAGTATCTTGAAGCCGCCGATATAGTAGAGGTATCAGACGAGACAGAGACAGCAGAGATTATAGAAACCTCTGTCGAAGATTGAGCCGCAGTATAGAGAGGTTTCACCAAAATATTTTGGCGCAGTATAGGCGGCTGTCTGAAAATTCAAGTCGCCCGTATAGCGTGTCTGTCCTCTTTATCAGCCCTATAATTAAAACGGCTCTGTGGGGCGTGTGAAGTGTCACAGAGGGCAAAAAGAAACCCCGGCAAGCTGTGGAGCCTGTCGGGGCTTTTCTGTTATAACCATCTTAAGCGGGGCTTTTTCTGCCGTCTCCAATAGTCTAACATTTCTTTTACTTTATCGGGGCTGTACATGGGTATATTATACAGTTGCAAGCCTGCGGGGGTCATATAGTACCCCTTGCCATATCTGGGCAGCAGTTCGCAACCTTTAACGCCTAAAATGTTGCGGCTGTCCTGGGCGCAACGGGTACGCAAGGCAACTCGGCTATCAAAGTTTACTTTTATCGGGGTAGGAATAACAGAGGAAAGCGGGCATTGCGTGGCGGCTATAATATGGACGTTTGCCGCCCTGCCCACTTGTGCAAGCCGTTGTAAAACGGGCTGCACCTGGCGGCGGGCGGTGGTCATTAAGTCGGCTAATTCATCAATGATAATATAGACCGCCCCGCCGTCATAGTTTTTTATATGGCGGGCTTGCATGGCTTTATAGCGGCGTTCTGTTATTTCCATAGCATAATTTAACGCTTGCACCATTTCCCCCGGCTCACTGGAATATTTAAGCGTGTGCGGTAACGGTTTATAGTCTATCAGTTCAACCCGTTTCGGGTCTATCAAGATAAATTGCACTTGTGCGGGGCTTTTAAATAAAGCTGTGTACATTATGCCATTTATAACAACGCTTTTACCGCTACCCGTTGCCCCTGCTACTAATAAATGGGGCTGTTGCAACATATCGTTGTAAAGGTCATACGCTGCACCCGCTGGCGTTCTCCACGTCCTTTTAAACATTCGTTTTACCTCCCTTCTGAGAAAAGCCCCGGCGGGCTTGTGTGCCTGTCGGGGCTGGCTCTTTAATCAATGCTGTTTACTTCTCCTGTTTTCATCATGGTTAAAATACCGTTTAACTCATTTTGTAAATACCGTAAAGCGATTTTTGCCATGCTGTCAAGTGCTGATTTAGTATGGTTCTTGTAATTGTATGCCGCTTTGAAATAGTCTTGTGCTGTATAGTTCCATTCATAATCAAAGAGTAAACATCCGGTCAAATTATAACATTTTTCCGTTGTCTCTTTAACTTGGCTTGCAATGCTGAAATGTTCGGCTTTTCTTTTACAATCAATGTTTAAAGTCTTTACCAGTTCGCAAGCCTGATAAACTTTACTATAACTATATGTAGCCTTTTCAATGGTCATTTCGTTTAACCTCCTGTATTTGTGCATTTTGTCAATGTGCTATTAACTGGCATTACTGCGGGTTTGAAATCCCACTTTTTCCAGACCTCCCAGGGCTTGCACCCTGGGAACGCTTGCGCCCTAACTGGCTATTTATACCCGGCGCAACGGGTTGTTAAAATGCCATCATTAAAGCCGTATTGCGGGCTGTAATGGCGTATAGTTTCCCGGTTTCGGTATCTTTAAGCAATCCGCCATTGATACCATACACCCCGGAACTATAACCGATTTTGTCGAGTGTGTGAGATTGTAGAAAATCCCGCATTTCTGCAAAACTGTAATTGTTAAGGCTGACGGCTGCACCGTCTTTTACAAGGGCTTTTAATTCTCTCTGTCCGTATTTCCTCATTATCTGCACCCCCTCACAAGTTCACGATAAATTAAATATGTCAGCGTGGTTTCTGCCTGTTGTTCTGTGTAGCGGGCTTTTTCGCTGTCGGTTTCTTCAAGGATTGCGCCCAGGTCATCCACCGCAGAACGATTGTAATAATAGCAAGTGTCAAGAATGGAGGGCAGACCCGCCGCCCATTCCTCAAAACGTTCTTGCTCTGTCATTCTGGAATAACTACCACAAGCGGGCTTTTCACTGTTGAATGTGTCAAGGATTATTTTAGATAATTCCTTGAAGGTGTCCGGGGTTTCAATTCCATAGCTGTACCCGTCAAAATGGTTTTTGATGTAGGCTTGAATATTCAAGCGGGCTTGTTTGCTGTTAGTCTTTAACATGGTTTAACCTCTTTTCTTTTTAGTGGGGCTTGCGTGGGCTGTTGCCTTGCAAGCTATCAAGTTTTATCTTGATTAAAGTATATCAAGTTATTTCTTGATTGTCAAGTTATAACTTGAAATTTCACAAACTTTTTTTCGCCTGGCTGGCTCTCGTACCGGGTGGAACCCTGGCGGCTGCACCCCCTGCGGGGGAAATCGACCCCCGCCGAGCCGAGCCGGGTGAGGGTCAAAAATACCGCAAAAACAAAAAAAGTTCAAGGTAAAACTTGACAAGTTAAAACTTTAGTGATATTCTTTTATCAGAACGGAGGTATACAGATGACAGCAAAAGAATTGGTTAAAACCCTTATGGTGGAGAAGGACGTGAGTAATGCAGAAATGGCAAACGCTCTGGGTATTACTCAGGCTGCACTCTGGGACAGACTCAATCCCAAAAAGACCAACAACATGACGATTGGGAAACTGAACGATATGTTGAGTAAACTGGGATATGAGTTGGTTGTCCGTGAGAAAGATGGAAATGGTGAATACACTCTTTCTGAGTGACTTTTGTAGAGGAAAATCCGATTTTCGTATAACTTTTCTTAGTAAGGGTCTATCTAAGAAAACTTACAGAGATTTTTAAAAATACTCTACAAGGAGGGATGATTTTGTTCGGATGGATTTTTAAGACCATGAAGCTGTTGTGCTGGGTCTGCTGGATAGCAATATACTCATTCATCTTCCTATGCTTCAATGTTTTCACCATTCCTTTGTTTCTTCTGGCGTGGCTTTTCTGCAAACTGCTCAAGTTGAAAATGCCGAAGATAGGAAGGTATTCTCTCATGCTTTATCCAAAATGGAATGATAGCGTGAGAGGAATGACGGGGCTTGAGTTTGAGCAGTATTGCGCTGACTATCTGAGAAAGAAAGGATTTAAGAAGGTGACTGTCACCCCTGCTTCCGGGGATTATGGAGCCGACCTGATAGCTTATGACAAAAAGGGTGACTGCTGGGTATTTCAATGTAAGCACTTCCAGAACAAAGTGGGAAACAGTGCTGTGCAGGAGGTGGTAGCGGCAAAGGCTCATTACCATGCCAACAAAGCGGGCGTGATGACCAATTCTAAGCTGACTGATAAAGCAAAGGAACTGGCTCTTGAAAATGACATTTTTCTATATGAAATGATTAACGGCTGAGAAGTCAACCGTTTGTCCAATGGGACTGTCTGATGACAGTCCTTATTTTTTTGCAGGAGGATATTATGGAATATAAGAAAATCAAAACACAGATTGAAAATGCTGTGCGAAAGTCTCCTTCTGACCCAGTGCCGTATGAGGATATGTTTTCCCTCTGCCGGGATATGGAGAAGGAAGATTTTGCAAAGGCTCATAAATGGAACCAGGCTTTTAGAAAGAAAATATCTGCTGCCATTCGTCTGTCTGTAACGGATGGAGATATGCTGGCGGCTGAACAGTTCGACAATCTTTTGTTCCGCTCTCTACTTTTTGGTGCGCCGCATTTCTTTGATGATTACTTGCAGGCAGTGGAGTTTGGCAAGCCGCTTGATAAGAAGTTCTATCAGCCCCGCCGTCATTACCTGAAACGGTATGTAGACGCATATCAGGAAGTGCTTGAGGGGAAGCTGGACTTTCTCTCTATCTCCATGCCGAAACGTGCGGGTAAGTCTCAGTTAGGTATCAACTTTACCAATATGCTTTCCGGGAAATTTCCTGACCGCTCTACCCTGATGGAAGGTACAGGTGATGACCTTGTGAAGTCATTCTATTTGGGCTGCCTGGAATATATGACCACTCCCAGTGACTATCACTTTTATGATATTTTCCCTGAGAGTAAGTTGGTGCAGACGAACGCAGATACGAAGATTATTAACTTGCTCCATAAATCCCGTTTCCCCACGGTAATGTGCCGTTCCATTGACGCAAGGCAGGTAGGTCTTTCCGAAGCAACGAACCTGCTTTATCTGGATGACTGTGTAGAGGGACGTGAGGAAGCAAAGAACAGACAGCGGCTTGATGATAAATGGGAGGTTATTTCTGGTGACGTTATCGGACGTGCAATCGAAGGAACGCCCATTGTGATTTGCGGTACACGGTATTCTCTGTATGACCCTATCGGGCGGTTACAAGAGGAAATGCGTAAGCAGGGTAAGCGAATGAAGATTATCGAAACCCCGGCTCTTGACCTTGTGACGGATGAAAGCAACTTTGAGTATGTGCGTGAGGGAAGGAAAGTTTTCACCACGCAGTATTTCCGTGACCAGAGAGAAATGCTTTCGGCTGAACAGTTTGAGTCTGAATTTCAGCAGCAACCTTTTGAAGCGAAGGGCTTACTTTTCCCGGAAGCCAGTTTGAACCGTTTCTTTGAACTTCCGATTGACCGTGACCCTGACAGTATCATTGCGGTCTGCGATACTGCGGATAAAGGTGAGGACTATTGCGCTATGCCGATTGCGGCGGTCTATGGGGATGAAGTGTATATCATTGACGTGGTGTTTGATGACTCTCCCCCAGAGGTGACGAAGCCAGAATGTGCAAAGGCTCTGATGGATAACAAGGTGGTTGCCTGTACCTTTGAGTCCAATAATGCGGGTTCGTACTTTGCAAGGGACGTGCAGGATATTATGACGAAGCGGGAGTACGTCTGCAATGTGAGAACGAAAAGAACTATCAGCAACAAGCAGACAAGAATTGAGTTTGCTTCCGATACTATTCTGAAAAACTTTTACTTCAAAGACCCGTCCCTCTATGCGAGGAACAGCCAGTATGCGGCTTTCATTAAGCAGGTGATTACATATACCCGCTCTGGTAAAGTGCCGCATGATGACGCTCCTGACTCCCTTTCTCTGCTGGAAAATGAACTCAGGGGGCTTGTCGGCGCAAAGGTTGAGGTGTTTAAGCGTCCTTGCTAATCCCTCAATGGTTATTAAAAATTTTTCTTGAAACGAGCATTGGAGGATGATATACTCATGTTAGAAGATATTTTGTGCAGTGAGGGAGGTGATTAACGTGGGTATGGTACTGCATGGAAGAATGATGATTACGACTGACGAAACAGAAGTAACCATGAACAATGTGCTTACTATCCTGCAAAAAGCACTTCCTTATCACTGGAAAAACCGCTCTGAGATTGATTATCTCTATTGGTATTACAGGGGCATACAGCCCATTCTCAACCGCCAGAAAGAGGTAAGACCTGAAATCTGCAATCATATTGTGGAGAACCGGGCGAATGAGATTGTCTCTTTTAAATCGGGCTATCTGATGGGAGAACCGCTACAGTATGTCTCCCGTGGCAACGGTGATAATCTGGCAGAAGCAATCAATCAGCTTAACGAGTTTGTTTTTGCAGAAGAAAAGCCTGCAAAGGATAAGGAGCTGGCTGACTGGTTTCATATCTGCGGAACTTCCTTCCGAATGGTTCTGCCTGATGAAGCGGGTGAGGAAGATGACGCTCCGTTTGAGATTTATACCCTTGACCCCAGAAACGCTTTTGTGGTGTATCACAACGGGCTGGGAAATAAACCCATTCTGGGTGTGAAATATGTGGTGGACGAAAACGGGCTGGTGCATTACAGTTGCTATTCCGACCACGAGTATTTTGAAATCGTGGACACTCAGATTGTCGCACATGATACGCACATTCTGGGGGATATTCCGATTATCGAATATCCGTTGAATATTGCCCGTATCGGCGCATTTGAGTTGGTTATTCCCCTACTGGACGCTATCAACCTGACAGACAGTAACAGGCTGGATGGAGTTGAGCAGTTTGTCCAGGCTCTTATGCTTTTCCATAACGTGGATATTTCCTCTGAGGATTATCAAAAGTTGCGTGAGGAAGGGGCAATTAAGTTCCGGGATATTGACCCGCAGATGAAAGCGGAGATTGACTACCTAATTAGCAATCTAAACCAGAGTGAAACGCAAACTCTGGTAGACCATATGTATCAGACAGTGCTTACCATTTGCGGTATGCCGAACCGTAACGGCGGTTCTTCTACGAGTGATACAGGTTCCGCAGTTATCATGCGTGATGGCTGGTCTGCTGCCGAAGCAAGGGCGAAGGACAGCGAACTCATGTTTAAAAAGTCTGAGAGGGTTTTCCTCAGACTGATTTTAAACATTTGCCATACGCTGGTAGATATGGATTTGAAGGTCTGCAACATTGAAATCCGTTTTACCAGGCGTAACTACGAGAACATTTACCAAAAGGCACAGGTGCTTGACCTCATGCTCAAGAATGAGAAAATTCATCCACGCCTTGCCTTTGAACACTGCGGCTTGTTTGTTGACTCTGATTTGGCTTACACATTGAGTGTGGAATATGCCGAAGAACAGGAAAAGAAAGCCCAGGAGTTATTTGAGAAACAGCAAGCTATGAAAGAGGGAGGTAATGAAGATGACCCCAGTGATAACGAAGGAAATGGTGGAACAGATGGAAACACTGCTCAAACACGGGAGCAGGGTGGAAATACTGATTGAGCAGGGTAAGGTAGCCATTGTAGAAGTCAAACGAAAGTTGAAAATGAAGGAGTAACGCCGGGGCAACGGCTCTGGTGAGTCCAATGGGACTGTGAGTGACAAACTCATAGTCCTTTTATTTTTGCCATGAATGAGATTTTTAATTCTTACATTGAAGTGTTTGACGAACTCAATGTGCTTACTACTGCCAGTTATTACTCTGCTGATAACGAAGAACAAATTGCAGATGACGTACTCTCATTTCTGATACAAGCCTACCGACTGGGAATTGCGGCGGCAGGTGAAATGCTTACGGCTGACCTGAGTGTAGATGTGGACAGCATGAGAGACGTTATCTATTTCCTGATTGATGGGAAAACCTTTGAGGACAGAGTGGCAACCCATGTAGCTTCCGATAATTTGACCGGGTTAAAGCTACTGGTGGAGTCAGAGTATCAAAGGGTTTTCAATGCCGCCATTTATGACGGCGGAGAACAGTACCAGAGAAATACAGGGATAAGGGTATCAAAGGTATGGCGAACCATGCTGGACGAAGATGTGAGAGATACCCATAGATACCTGGAAGGTATGACGGTTCCGCTGAATGACTATTTCTATACCTGGGATGGGGATTATGCCCTGGCTCCGCATGGATTTACTCAGGTATGGAACAATGCGAACTGCCGCTGTGTGCTGGTGCTGAAAATGGATGGTTTGCAGAATTAACCCTTCTGCTTGTCATGGTGAGGGAACACCTTAAAACGCAAACTCAGACAAGAGGATAAAACGGAAAACATGGTGAGGGAACACTTTAAACGCAAGGAGGACTATTATGAGTTATTTAAGTGATTTGCTGGGCAGTGCCTACAAAGAGGGCATGACCGAAGATGAAATTTCAACTGCCTTACAGACGGTTGGACAGGGAAATGAAGCTGAGATTAACAGGCTGAAAGCTGCGCTTTCAAAGGCAAATTCCGAAGCTGCCGACTATAAGAAGCAGTTACGCACGAAGCAGACGGATGATGAAGCTGCGGAAGCTGAACGGAAAGCCAATATGGAAAAGCTGACTCAGGAAAATGCCGACCTCAAACGGTCTATCGCTCTTTCTGAGAAAAAGGCAAAACTGCTTGGAATGGGTTATGACGAGCAGTTGGCTGACAGTACCGCTACCGCTATGGTGGACGGTGACATGGACACTGTGATGGCTAATCAGAGTAAATATCTCGAAGCCCAGAAGAAGGATATTCTTGCCGACAAGATGAAGAAAACCCCACGTCCTGCTGGGGGTTCTGAGAATACTGGCGGCGCAGATTATCAGAAGAAAATCGCAGAAGCACAGGCAAGCGGCGATTATACCGCTGCCGCATATTATACACGCCTGATGGCACAGGAGACTGCGGCACAGGCAGAAAATAAGTAAAGGAGTGACGAAACATGGCTGATACGTTTGCTACCAGTTTTGGTGTACTGAACTACAGCGGTATGCTGTTCAATAAGGGTAACGTGCGTACCCCGCTTTCTGCCATTATCGGCAGTAAGGCAAAAACCACGAACCATGTAGAATTTGTGACCGGGCAGGAATACACTGCGGGCGGTGATGGTTCTCAGCCCGCTATCAGTGAGAACGCTTCTCTGACTGCCCCTGACGCTACGGTAACGAAGCGTGAGCAGAAAACCAATGTGACCCAGATTTTCCAGGAGTCCGTGGGTATCTCTTACGGTAAGCAGAGTAACATGGGTACTCTGTCCGGGCTGAACGTGGCTAATCAGCAGGCTAACCCCATGAACGAACTGGACTTCCAGGTTGCAGCGAAGGTTCAGAAGGTGAACCGTGACATTGAGTACACGTTCATTAACGGCGTATATCAGAAGGCAACGGATGATGACACGGCGAACAAAACCCGTGGTCTTATCCCGGCAATCACCAGTAACACTATGGCTCTGAGCAGTAAGCCTCTGGGTCTGTGGGATATTGCCGATATGGTGAAGAAAATCTACGGTGCAAACGCCCCGACTGATGGGCTTTGTCTGTGGTGTGACGCTACTACGCTGTTCCAGGTGAACGCTGACGCTGTTCAGAACGGTCTTACCGTTGTCCCGGCTGCCCGTGAGATTAACGGTATCGCTCTTTCCAGTGTGGTAACGCCTATCGGTGTGGTTTACCTGTATCTTGGTGAGTGCCTGCCTGCTGGTACGGCTCTGCTTCTGAACCTGAGTGTTCTGGCTCCCGTTTATCAGCCTGTTCCCGGTAAGGGCAACTTCTTCCTTGAGCCGCTTGCAAAGACTGGCGCAGGTGAGAAGTATCAGCTTTTCGGGCAGATTGGTCTTGACCACGGCCCCGAATGGTATCACGGCAAGTTCACGGGTATCAGCACGAAGTTTGACAAGCCGACTTACAGCCGTTCCGTTTATGTGGCGAACGCTTCTGAGTTCCCCACTGGCGGCGCAGGTGCCTGATTAAGAAAGGAGGGTGGACAGCATGACGAATGATGAAAAACTGGTAATTCTGAAACGCATTACGGGTGAGACGGATGACGAAATGCTGTCCACTTATCTTTCTCTGGCTGCTGGGGTGGTTCTGACTCACGCTTACCCATACGGGGGTGTTGAAGAAGTTCCGGCTCAGTATGACAATGTTCAGATTGAGATTGCGGCGTATATGCTGAATAAGCGTGGT